TGGGTCTCAACTCATCAACCATCTCTACACTTTTGGTGTAAAGCATTTGCTTAATAACATCAGATAGTTCATTTGGAGACGCATCTTGCATCACCATGCCAATAAATTCAGACGAATCCATAAAATTACTTACAAAATCTTATATTATTTATAGTTTATTAATCTTATTAGTTTTTACTTTGTCCGCTTCTGGTGCTTTTTTTATTTCTGTTCCCTTATTTTTAATGTCTGGATCAGTTTCATTCTTACCTAATCCAATCTCAAGATCTTTCATATTTTGATTTTGAGTTTTCTTGATTAGTTGTGAACCAACATCCTTGACATAATCCATAGTCATGCCAGTTGAGGGATCAACTTGAGGAGTTGGTGGCGGAATAATTCCTGTTTGACGCTCCATATCCATTTGACTATTAATGTCAAGGATATCATCTTCAGTTTGACGGAGAATTTTGCTTCTTACATAATAAGTCGAATAGTACTTACCAATATAAGGTTCAACTTGTTGTAATAGAGCAACACGCTCTTTCATTAATTCAGTTTCCTTTAACTCAGCAAAGTGATTATCGTAAACATAATCGTATTGAATATGATCACTCATCAATTCCCAATCTTGAGGAGTAATGATATTTTTAAGAATAAGTTGAGTCTTCAACATATCATGGAAGATATTGCTAAATCTCTTACGGAGTCTTCCAACAAATCTTGAGAACATGATCTCATCTCTCAGAATTTCGGAAGATCTACCAAGATTAAATCCACCATCAGCAGCAATTCTAGATTCTGGAATACTTAAAGATCTGTAAAGTTTCTTTTGGAAGTATTCAATATCAGCAAGTTCACCAAGATTCTGACCACCAGGAAGTGTAGTGATTTCTGTACCACGACCACCTTCACGACGAGGGAGCCAGAAATCTTCCATCATACTGGTAAACTTTTTATCATCACGGATTTCTCCAGTTGATGCATCATATACAAGTTTATTTCTATAACGTGACATTACATCACGAAGATATTGCTCTGCTTTTACTTTAGGAAGATTGCCAACATCAATGTAGAAAATTCTACGTTCTGGAGCACGAGACAATCTATAAATTACTAAACTGTCTTCAATCATGCGGAGTTGATTGAGAGACTTGATTGCTTTATGAAGATATGATAAAATAGTCATCTTGTTACGATCTACAAGACCAGATGTAACAAAGGTAACTGAATCTTTTGCAAGTTTTATGCCCTTACCATATCCACTGGCACCTGTACTATAACCTTGGGATTTTGGCGTATAAACAAAATACTCATCAACTTCTGGATGATCTAACTTTTCTACACCAATTTCTCTTGCCATGGTATTGATGTTTAGAATATCAATAGCACGGTTATCTTTTTTCTTCAGTTCACGAACATATTTGATTTTTAATGAATCAATATAACGAATTTCTTGAATACCATTTTGAGGATTATCAAGATCAATAACCTTATGATAATACACCCTACCATCAATATACCAATTTCTAAAGATCTCATGAGCCTTCTTATCGAAGTCCATAAGTTCTTTAATGTATTTAAATTCACTACGAATTAAAGCCTTAATTTCTTCAGGAACGTTTAGATTTGAAAGTTCAATTTCTACGGGAGAATCATTTAAATCTGAAACAATAGCTTCGCTGACAACATCTTCAATTGCCTTATCTGCCTCTGGATGAAGAGACATTTCACGATATCTTTTGATAAGATCATATTCAGTTTTATATACACCCTCGATATCTACATATTGCCCATAGAACCCAGAAGAAATATAGTAGTCAACCCCGTCCTCATTATTAGGAGGAACGGGGGACACTTGCTTCTTAGGTTTTTTGAGTCCGTCGTCAATAGAGAAACCAAATAGTCCTGCCATTATGTTTTAAGGTAACTTTTACTTATTTATTACTTGACTGCAAGGCTATTATCTCCATTATATGCTTCCCACCACTGAATTTGAAGATCAACTGTAAACTCTTCAATTTGATTGTTTGCATCATATGCAAGAGAGATTGCAGAAACGTTTGTTGGGAATACTCCAAACATGTGATATGAACGAAGTCTGGGAATAGTTTCCGAACTAGTAATTGCAGTTTGAGTTAGTGGTCTACCAAGTTGATGAACCCAAGCATCTTTTTGATATGCAGTAGGATCAACTTGACCCGAGTTATCAGAATGCTTGTTAATATAATTCATCCAACGCTCAAATGTATTTCTGACAGTAAAGTCTTGATCGTTAATAACAGTAATTTGCCAAGGATCAAAGGTTCTGTCACCTGCAATTTGAAGCACACGTCCTCTAAATGGAACGGGAATTGCAGTGATTGTTGATGCTGGAAGTGAGGTAGCTTTAACTAGGAAAGTTAGTTTATCTGCAAGAGCAGTTGCTGTGCTATTGGATGGAATAACCTCCGTTGGCACTGCTAAAGTTACTTCAAACAGATTGGGCCGAGCACCGCCGCCCGTCAACCTTCCTTTAAAGTTATCTAGAAATCTTCCATCACTTCCTGTATTAGGAACTGATTGTAAGTTGTTAGAAGTTACAGCCATTTTAGTAGTTCTCCAGTGTTTTTGTTAAGGTAATTAATTAAACACGACCTGCAATTTCCTCAAAGGAAACTCCAGTTCTTGTAGCAACGAAGGTCAATCCAATAAAGTTAATGCTACGAGCAGGCTTAACAAAAATATCTGCTCTGAACTCATTGCTATCAATAACATCTGGGGTGTTATTTGTCTCATCGCAAATTACTAAGAAGTCAGAAATGCCTCTCTTTGCTTGGACATCACGTAGATATGGCTCAACAATGTTTAAGAAGTTAGATCTTGTGATTGAGTCATTGAATTCAAACAGTTGATCTCTTGCAGCAGCTTCAATGCTTGCTTCAATTGTAATAAACAATCTTCTAACATTGATTCTGTCAAATGCAGATGCTTGTGTAAGTGCAGTCTTATCACCAAATAGAATGATGCCTGAACCTGGGGAGTAGACTACTGGGTTTACTCTTCTAGAATAAAGAAGATCTCTTTGTACTTGAGATGGATTGTATGCAAGTCTTACTGCGTTGTTAATAACACCACGAGTAGAACCCGCAGGTGAGAACCATGAGAAATCATTAATAGATGTTCTGCACATGCAACCTGCAATATCAGCATTTAGTGGTACATATATAAACTTATTATTGAAACGATCAAACATATACTTGTAACCACTATCAAATACTCCATAAGAAGATGAACTTAACCCATCAAAGAAATCAATAATATTATTAGTTTGTGTTGTTGTACTTGTAATGTCTACAACTGCAGATCTGTAAGGAGAAACTACTGCTACGCAATCTTTTCTTTGAGATGCAATTGCAATTAACTCATTAGCTTTTGCTTGAGTTGTAAATTTATCAATATAACTAGCACCCATGAGTAAGAAGTCAATATCATACTCTCTTACGTTTGTGAACAAACGATAAGCTGTTATAACATCTGATAGTTCAGCAGTATATCTTGGAGTTATATAATTAGCAGCACTTTGAGCTTCATATGCATTACCACCTAACAGCTTAGCTGTTTGATTACCAGAAAGATTGAAGCTGACTCCTTGAGTTGGTTGTTGCCAGTTATTACCACCAGTACCACTTAAAGTAGAAGCTACTAATGAGCCCAATTGAGCACCACCATAAACATAGTTAGATGTATTTGCTAAAATTTCTTTATAGTAAATTCTTTCTTGTGGTGAAAGTTGAGCATCAGTTGCCTTAGATAATCCTACCCATTTCTCTAAGATATTACCAGCTGTTCCAGAAACTCTGCCAGTATCATCAATTACAACAATATGAAGTTCATCATTCTTAGATGATCTATTAGCTGCATAAGCACTTGTTCCTGGTTTTGCTGCAATTTGATTCCAGTAAATAGTTCCGTTGGTAGTACCTAAAGTTTGCTCGTTATACCAATCAGTTACTGAATGTGTTGTTGTTTGAATTGAAGATGTTGTACCAATTCCAGTAGCAACTGTAGTGTTACCAATTGAAATTGTTGTGCCAGAAGCAAATGAGAATGCTGAATAAACTGCCGCACTTTCAGTTCCACCAGAACTTACAGTTGATAATACTTTTACAAAAACTGAGCTATTTCCAATTCCTGTAATAACACCTTTTAAATAACCTATGTACGAAGAAGTTGAGCCAATTCCAGCAACAACTGTGTTAACCGATTGAGTTACTGCAGCACCTACAGCTGGAGCATACTGTGTTGTTGAAGTTGGTCTTATAAAAGTTGCAGAAATAGTTGTAGTAGCAATCCCAACGTTTGAAAGTGAGTTGCTTAATGTAATTGAGGAATTTCCGATTGAAGTGACGGTAGTATTTGCTGGGATAAATGATCCAGACAAAATATCTCCAACTTGTAATCCAGTGCTGATACCTACTACTCCCGCAGTAGTGTCAACACCTACGTTATTATCACTTTCAACATCAGTTTCAATAGTTGTAACTCCTACTCCAACATTAACTATGACTGTTTGATTGGTTGTATGAACTCCGCTAATAATTTGATCAGCTAAATTATCAATGGAGCAAACCTTAAGATCATTTGCCCAAGTTCCAGGATTTTTTGCCGCCCAATGCCAGGTGCTTGCAGTTGAATGATTATTAGTGTAATCTTCGTAATTTTTAATTTTTAAAGTTGTTATAGATAAGCCACCACCAACAGCAACGTTTGCATTATTAAGGTTAGTATCATCTGAACGAACTACTCTTAATGTTCCGCCATATGTTAAGTAGTTTGATGCAGAATACCAATATTCATATTGATTGTCTGTGTCAATTGGTTTTCCAAATACTTCTATAAGTTGTTGCTCATTCTCAATTAAGACCGCTTCCTCTACAGGACCTCTTTCAAAAGGTCCAGCAATAGCACCGACTGTTTCGATTGGTGTGCCAGTCCTACCAATGGTTAAGTCAACTTCCCTTATTTTGACGCCAGGTGAAACTAAACCTAAAGCCATCTTGTTTCCTCTAGTAAACTTTCAGATCTATGAAATATTTATAATTTAGTCTTTTTCTAATGGGGAAACTGTGCGTGAACAAATTACCAGTCAGGATATTCCCACCTATCGAATATAGTATGTTGCATTCGACTTACAATGATACGTTGTATTGTACACTCTTTACATTCATAAGAATAAGCTGATGGATATGATCCACGATTTTTACGAGTCAAATAAAAATCAGATAATAAATTTTTAAATTTTTGACAAGTTCTACATTGTCTTTCAACAAACAGAAGATGTTCTAATTCTATCTGTTGGTTTAAATCCATTATCTATAATCCCACATATATGCTCTATCACCATACTCATCTAAATTCCACTTCTCTTCAAACAAATGATTTTTATCCTTTGCGACTAACCACCGATCACCAGTTGATTCTTCTACAATATCTGTGTTGTCTTCCAAACCGTCCAATATAAATCCAAATGGAGCCATATCTTGCTCAATTTGATCTTTTTGTTCCTCATAAATTCTTTTACGAACGTCATTGTCCGTCATCTCCTTAAAGTAGGGTTGAATAACTAACCATGCAAAAATAACAAGGCACATAGCCAGATCATCATTACAACCTTCCTCAGCCTCAAAGGATTGATTTCTTTGAATAAATGTGGTAAGTTCGCTGATGACATCATAATCATTAAAAATTAATTTATCATCCTCAATCATCGTTTTTAAATTTGAGCAACCAACTTTCTTCACTGTCTTACTCATCTTTAAACCAAGTTGAGATTTGGTTCCAGAAAATCCTTGACCTACAATTTGACCAGCTCTACCTCTCATAGCAACCATAAGAAGATTGTCATACTCAAGATCAAATTGTAGGATTGAAGCAACCTGATCACCAACGTCGTTGGTTTCAACCAACACATATGCCTTATTATATGCAGATGCAATTTGTTCAATAATGCTTGGAAACAGCATTGGTTTGATTTCATTATTACGATACTTGGCTACAATTTTGTATGGAAATTCAGTAATATCAAAAACAACAAAAGCGGAATAGTCATGTGACACGCCTCTTGCTACGTCTACCGTTACAATATACGAGTGCTCTTCTTTTGATTCCTCGTAAACATCCAATCCTTTATTTGATTTAAATGGATCCTCATAAACCAATGACTTTAACTTTGCAGCAGAGATAAGAGTGTCAACAGATCCTAAAAATTCACACTCAAACTCTTGAGAGAATTGTTGCTTAGACGTGTTTGCAATAGTCTGTTCCTTCCATTCAGCATCACGACCAGGAACTTCTGACCAGTGAACCTCAGTTGTTACATACTGATTTCTACCACGCTCAGCATCGTGCCAAAGTCGGTAGAAGTGATTCATACCCTTGGGGGTAGAAACAATGATTACCTTTGTAGATGTACCAGATGAAATTGTAGGATATACTGAACTAAAGAAGTCATCAGCAATGTGATTTGGAATGAACGCAAATTCGTCCAAGAAAATAATGT